GATCCTAACGAACAAGCCGAGGATCAAGATATCGACGATCCACAAAGCAAAGGGTGGCGAAGCGGATAACGTCGCCCTACTACTAGACTCCTCCAAGCCATGTGCCGAAAGCCCCGATCAGGACTCCGAGATACGGACGTTCTACGTCGGGGCTACTCGTGCCAAGAAAGCACTGCACATTATCGAATCACAATCAATGTATGGATTTAAAATATGAAAGACCGACAGCACTTTATCGACACCGCCGCAGAGTTAATCAACGGGCCGAGGGCCAAGGACTATGGACCGGCTAAGTTTAACCATCAACGTATCGCTACTATATGGAGCGTCATACTTAACAGAGTGGTGACTGCAGAACAGGTGGCGGCATGCATGATTGGTGTTAAGCTGGCTCGTCTGGCAGAGGATATTACCAAAGATGATTCATGGGTGGACATCATTGGATACGCGGCCTTGGGCGGTGAGATTGTAAACGACGATGAGTGAGGGTTATCAAATGGACATCCTAGACTTAGACATGCAAGATGCTGCTATTCAAGGAACGGAAAAGCAATGGGTTCCGCCGTCTTCTTTCCCAGACTTAACCAGTCAAGAGCGCATCGCCATTGACCTTGAGACACGGGACCCGAACATCAAGACATTGGGGCCGGGGTGGTGTAGAGATGATGGCTACATCATTGGGGTAGCTATTGCGGCGGGAGATTTCCAAGGGTACTTTCCTATCCGGCATGAGAGCGGCGAGAACTTCTCACAGAAGAAAGTCTTTGCTTGGCTGAAGAAACAGATGGAGACACCTCATATTGAGAAGGTCATGCACAATGCGATGTACGACCTTGGCTGGTTACGCTGGGCCGGGATCGAGGTCCAAGGTCCGATAGTCGATACCATGATAGCCGCTCCCCTGCTGAACGAGAATCGGATGTATTACAACCTAGACTCTTTGGCTCGTGAGTATCTGAGTGAGCGTAAGGATGAGAAGATTCTGAAAGCTGCGGCCTCTGCCTTTGGTGTGGACCCAAAGGGCGGCATGTGGCGGCTACCGTCTCACTTAGTCGGGGCATATGCAGAACAGGATGCCGCTGTAACCCTGAGACTTTGGGACAGGTTACGCGCTGACATGATTAAGGATGAATGCACTGGTATATTCCAGCTTGAGTCAAGCCTGATGCCTGTGCTTCTGGACATGAAGACGAATGGTGTACGGGTTGACATAGATAAAGCAGAGCAGGCGCGGACAGAATTACTGCGCAGAGAAAAAGAATTAACGGAGGATGTGCGGAAAGAGACGGGCGTAACTATCGAACCGTGGGTCGCTACATCTATAGCAAAGGCGTTTGATGCCGTCGGGCTGTCTTATGATAGGACAGAAAAAACTGGGGTTCCCGCCTTTACAAAACAGTTTCTTGCGAACCATGAGAATCCTCTGGCACAGAAGATTGTAAAGATTAGAGAGTTTAACAAGGCCAACACAACCTTTATTGAAACCATTCTTGAGCACTCTCATAAGGGGCGTATTCATTGTGACTTTAATCCTTTGCGTTCAGACGAGGGCGGTACTGTAACTGGTAGATTCTCTTCAAGCAACCCAAACCTACAGCAGATTCCGGCACGGGACCCTGAGATCAAAGCTATGATCCGTGGGCTGTTCATACCAGAAGAGGGGTGCAAGTGGGGCTCATTCGACTATGCGTCACAAGAACCACGTTGGCTTGCTCACTACTGTTCTACATTAAAAGGCGTACACCGTCATCCTCAGATTGATGAAGTAGTTCAGATGTACCACGCTGGCAATGCTGACTTTCACCAAATGGTTGCAGACATAGCAGGTATTTCTCGGAAGCAGGCTAAGACTGTTAACCTTGGTATCATGTACGGCATGGGCAGGGGTAAGCTAGCTGGCGTAATGGACATCACCGACGAAGAGGCAAAAGAACTTCTTGCTAAGTATCATGACCGGGTACCGTTTGTTAAGGGTATGGCTGACATGACTATGCGTAGAGCAGAAGAGGTCGGGCATATTAGAACGTGGCTGGGCAGGAAGTGTCGATTCAACATGTGGCAACCTAAGTCATACGGATATAGCAAGCCAATGCTACTAGAGGCGGCGGCGAAAGAATATGGCGGAAAGGCGGCAATCAAACGTGCCTTTACATACAAAGCTTTGAACAGACTAATCCAAGGTTCGAGTGCCGACCAGACAAAGAAGGCGATGGTGGACTGCTATGCAGAGGGATTAACTCCAATGCTGACAGTGCATGACGAATTGTGCTTTAATATAGAAAGCAAGGAACAGGCCGAACGGGTAGCTGAAATCATGACCACCTGTGTACCAAACCTAAACATTCCGTTCGAGGTAGACACAGCGTTGGTTGATAACTGGGGGGAAGTAGAGTGAAGTGCTGGCATTGTGAACACGAACTCATCTGGGGAGGAGACCATGATCAGGAAGACGATGACGGTAAGTCCTTCATCGAGTCTAACCTGTCCTGCCCTAACTGCGAAGCCTTCTACCTAGTCTACTTGCCCGTAGAAGGAGTGGAAGATGTTTGATGTATTTCTAACAGCCTGTCATTTAATGATTACAACTGAGTGTATGACTATAGAGAACACCAGAGGTCCTTACGAAAAGAGGATTGACTGTCTGGCTCGAATGAATGAGATGTCTGATGACGCAAGAGCCATGTTTATCAGGATGAAACTGCCATATGTGATAGTAAAACGCGAATGTCGTGGACCTCAAGCTGCATAGGTACGTCTATCCGTAACGAGCGGCCTGAGAATCGATGTTTTTATTTAAGAAAATCAATCACTTGGAGAACAGGTCTCTCCTTGGCAACAGTCGTAAATTACCTGACCACAGGTGACACATTGCTCATGACCATGCACGAATATAGTTCTTAGCTCTTCACCACAGCGATCACACCTCTTGCAGTGGCGTTTCACCTCAGTCTTCTCCATCTGCCAACGCTCTCATCCGTGCTACCAAACGTCTTGCGCGGTTCGGGACCTGAGTATACCAACGGCTGTCAACCATCTGGTCTGCCGCCTCATTCCAGTCACGCGCATCAACACCAGCCTTCATGCCTTTGAACTTAGATAGGCGGGGCCGACCCATGTTAAACATCATGTTGGCAATAATCTTCTGACACTCGTCTGGTAAGTCGGCAAAGTCAGAGTATAAGGTCATACAGTCATCAATCGTGACAGCCATATCTAGATTGAATACTTGCTGTACCCGCTCTTGCTCAATCACTGTCCCAACTTCTTTGCCGTACTCTTTGTCTTCTTTGGTAATGAGATGACCTATGCCGAATGTAGGTAGGCCCAGATGGTCCAAGTATATCTCGTACTTGCAACCCTCATCTTCAGCAAGCTCCTGACGAAGCTCGTTTAGCACTGTTGATTTCATCATGTTAGTTGTTCCCAAATGTTAGCATGTTCTTCAATGCAGAGAATGGATCCCCGCCCATAAAGGCAGGGTTGTTTCTAACTGAAGAGGATGCGGGAGCCGACTGTGGGGCTGGAACGGCTCCCGCTTGCGCTGGCACTGATGGAGGGACAGTACCTGCAGCAACTGGTTGTGATTGTACCGAAGTCACAGGGCCGAGGTCCACGGGCTGTGGTACGAATTCTTGAGTTTCTGGCTCCAATGGAACACCTAGCTTACGACCCCGAAGCTCTCTTCTAATATCGTTAATTTCGGACATTGGTAGTCTATTATTATTCTGCCGAACTCTTTTTTTAATATCAGAGGAAGGAACAAAAGGAACGAACTTTCCACGCATTAAGTCAGAGACGTTCGCAACCTTATTCTTTTTTAATGTCCTGCGTATTTCTGGGTCAGAAATACCAAGCTTACGCATGTTTTCAATAACATAAAACATCTCATTCATCACGCGGAATCGAGCTTCGTTAGCGTTACGATATGTACTCAATGCGTTCTGAGGGTCTAACTGATTTCTTGTACTAACAGCACTGTTGAATATTTGTGATGTACTTTGAAGTGCTCGACCGTACTCATACCCACGGTACATCATAATGTTCTCAGGCTTAACTTCATTTTCAGTAACACCTGTAAAAGCTCTAAAAATTTCCTGCGCTGCACGGCGCTCATTGCCGTTAGGGTCAGTGGTGTCGGACATTAAAGAACGGGCGAATCTTCCTACTTCTACGCCGGGTGCTTGTGTTTCTTTCTTTTGTCCTTTGAGAGTAATCGGAATGGCTCCAGGAACAAACGAGTCTGCGATATGAAAAAAGCTTTTCATTGTTTTGTCACCGACAGTGTCTTCGTCACGATATATTTTTGCACCTGTTTGTGTTCTACCGTTACGCACAGTGGCGTCAACAATTCTCTCAGTAACAATAGACTCCCCTGCGAATGGATCAAATATTTCTCCGATCGCCCCCATGACAGCATCTGTTGCGACCTTGCTTGTGTCACTTCCCATGTCTTCGCCACGGTTTACTGCGTTTAGTACCGCAAGAAACGGGCGCTGAAGGTAGTCATATGGATTAGTGTAGCTATAGTCTACATACCCTGTTACCCTGCCGTCTTTTACAGAAGTAGGTAATAACCGACTGTTCTTCTGCCAAGGTGCGGCGGTCTCACGAATAGCTTCCATCTGCTCTTCAATGTTGTCTATTCCAGTTAGATCCATCGCCATCTTTTGAATAGTTGCTGGTGCCACGAACATGGTCATTGTTGACCCCATAAGTCTGCGCATACCAATCTCACGAACACCTGCTTCTGTGCTGGCAAGTTCATCAAGTGCCTGCTTTAAAGTGTTAGCACTGGTACGAATAATTTCTGCCGGGAATGCAATGAAGTTACCGACAGGCAGTTTGCGTAAGCTCTTTACAATCTCAGGGACCCGTTCGTAGTTAGGCACTGTGTTCTTCACAATGTCCGCAGCGTAGTCATCAGATGACTTGCCAAATGCAGCAAGAACTCTATCTTCAGAGCCGAGTGCTTTTATAATTTTGTTTTTTTCAAACTCAAAGTTGTAAACTTTCCAAATATCATCACCACCTTGATAGAAGTCACGAGCCTTTGTGTTCACACTAGACAACATGCTACCCATTTTCCCGCGACGGAATGTGTCTGTAAAGCTACCTGAAGTGGGTACCCCCAGCACATCTATCTCAGCAGAGCGAGTTCCGCCCAGTCCTTCAGAAACTAATCTGTCAATCTCACGGATTTGAGACTGTGTGCCAACAACCCCCAGCCTTTGTAGCTTTTGAAAGTAATCAGCTTTGTCTGAGCGCTTGTTTATATTATTCCAAACCAAACCTACACTGTCCCACAGGTTGGACCCTGCCCCTACGTTGCCTTGCATAGTTGCGAACAGCCCAGCAGATGTTACGTTACGAACCTGTGTGACTGGAGAGTAAATAGTTTTACTCGCCTGAGATATACCTTTTGCTCTCAGAAAACCTGAGTACAATGCACGAGAAAGATTACCCATCGTTCCGGCATCGCCATTCACTCTTGTGGTAATATCTTTGTACACTCTGTTGTTTGCGTATAAACCCTCAAGTGACCCGAAACCTTTTTCAAGCTTGGTGTAATTAGTTCTTTTTTGAATTTCAGGCAGTAAGTCAAATGCTTCCTGAGATAAAAACATGCCGGACTCGCCGTCAACAAGGTTGTTATTGATGTACTTGTTAAAGTCATCGACTGCTCTAAACTCTGCCATGTCCGCGACAGTGGCTATAAATGCTTCTTGCGGATCCTTTACCTCGCCTAAAAGTTGGCGAAGCTGTTGAGGTATTGCCTGCTTTGTAGCAAATAAACCTGTTTTAATTTTGTTCTTAGCAATTCTTTCCGGCTTCTGAGCAGACTTGGGAAGGAATCTGTTTGTGTTAGCGTATCTATCGATATACGCCTGAGTAAGTCTTTCCGCAAACTCATCTGAAGTCTTTGTGCCTGTGGCGTACTCTAAGATATCACCTTCCTGTCGTGGAACTTCAAGCTCGTCTGCTACTCTTTCAGCCATCTTTCCATTGTTTTTAAAGAACGAGACAGTTGCACCACGTTCCTTTATAAACTCTTCAGAGCCAGTAAAGTTCTTATCTTCAAATATTTTATATCGACGGCGAAGATATGATCCAATGTTATCTCTAATAGCGGCTGTTACTTCTTCAGAGCCTTCCTTTGTTAGGTAGTCAGATGAAATGATATCGTTAGAAAGCTCATCAACTTGGTCCCTCATTTTCTTGGAAGGAACCTGCATGTATTTAGGCAAGCTCGACAACTCTGTCTCACCTGTTAGATAGGAATATAGTCTGTTGTTTAGTTCAGTTCGTGCTAGAGGGGAGCCGTCAGCCATTATCTCTTCAGATTCTTTTAAAACTTTGTCCATACCGGACTGAATTTCACGAAGAGTTGTAGCGGCTTGATTAATATCTGCCTCAACCTTACCTGTTATTTTGGCGGACTCTTCAAACATATCTTGTGTCATGTTCCCGCGTGACCGGAACACAGATAAGAAAGAGTTCACACCATTCCCAACAAGAGTGTCCTGCTCTGCCAGTTCTGCAATAGGTTTTCCTATCGCTTTACCAGTAGCTAGAACGCCACGAGCAACAGGAGAAACAATCGGAGCGGTAGCTTTCACCACTACCTTGCCCCCAAGTCCAACAGCTTTTAGTGCAGGTTCCACAGCGGCGGCAGCGCCTGTGGCCTCAAGACCAAGCTTCAGTTTATTTGCTATACGGGCTGCGGCAAGTTCTCTACCCTCAAGACCGATTGTGTCAATAGTTTTTGTTGGCCCGGCATCAAAGAAATCACCGATAGTTGTTACCCCATCAGTGGCTACAATAGCATCTGTTACTCCTGCGGCACCAATCTGTGATACCTTTTGTGCAAACTTAGGTAAGTTTTTTACACGACTAAGTTTGCTTACAGCGCTAGCGGCACCAAGACCGGGCACCACAAACTGCGCTACAACCTCTGCAATCTCACCTGCAGCACCTTCTGGGTCAATTCCTGCGGCCTCTCGAATACCATCGAATGCTTCAGTTACATCACGAGAATAGCTGGTATCAAACACAAGGTCCGTGGCAGAAGCACCGAGTTCCGCGATTCCCTGTGGAATGGCAAGCAAGCCAGATGCCACGCCTTCGGCAATTTCCTGCGTCGTTGACTCTTGGGTCTCGGACACAGGCTCTTCATCAAGTTTAATAGGACCGCCGGACGTAGTCTCTTCATCAAGTTTAAAAACCACGATACCTCCTTATTTAGGAACTAGGCTCCCGCCCTTTTTAATATAGATAACTCCGCCTAATGACGCTTCTTCACCGTCAGGTAGGTTTTGTAATTTATCTTGCTGGCCTGCGGTTAAAGAGGTTATGGAGATTGGTTGTGGCTGCTGACCACCCTGTGCCAGCTTACTCATTATGAACTTCTCAAATTCTTCTGGACCCATATCCTTGATTATTTCAGTCACCACTCCAGATTGTGATAGAAGCCATGCATCCACATTGCTCATGCCAGCAGCGACCAGTCTGTTATAAGAGTTGGTGGTGTCCGTTGATTTCCCTGCGGCAGCACCAGTCTGTTTGACTGTAGCCAAGGCTTCAAGGTCAGACATCTCATGTCCATCTGCTCTAGCCTCCTCTTGAATAGCCTTCATAAGTCTCATAGTTTCAGTGTCTGGGTTAGCAAGCTCTCTTTGAAGGTCAGCCCTCATGTCGAAAATCTTTTCTTCTTGGTTTGCTTTTAACTCAAACAGAGCTAGGTTTTGTTCTAAAGCATTACCTGCAAGTTTTTCTCTTGACGCAATTTGTGCCAAAGCAAGGGCTTCTCTTGAACCGACCTGTAACTGAGTATTTACAAGAGAAGTAGCAAGTCTTCTGTCCTGCATTCTTTCTTCGTGCTGTCGTGTAACTCTTGCCTGCTCTGCTTTCAAAGCAGCGGCTTTTTCAGAACTAATTTCTGCACCAACTTCTGAAGCAGCTTGCATCATAAGGCCACGGTCTTCTTTTGTAACAGCCTGTGCTTCATCACCTACTGCTTCGGCGTAACCTTTAAGACCAACAGCCAACCCTTTTACCACATTTGTAAGAACATCAGGGCTCTCGCCAGCAGCAATCATAAGTCCCGTCATCATAAGGTTATAGTTTGCGTCAGTGCGAATGTCTTTTGCGCGCTCCCCAAGAAGTTCTTTTAGAACTTCTTTACGCTTTTGAATTCGTTCTTTTCTAGTACCTTGAATATTAAGAGTTTCGTCCATAGCTTTGGCTTTTTGAGACTCTGTTTTTGCTCCAGTTTCTCCTTGAAGAATGGATAAAGCTTGGTCAATTACAGCGTTACCTGTGCTCTGAACTAACTTTCCCTCATCTTCTGCGTTTAGTGACCCCTCTGTTAATCCTTCAATGGTTTCTGCGTCAAGGACAGGAGTAAAAGTAGCGGCCTTAGAAGAAGAGGTTTCTGCTTCCGCGTCTTTTTTAGCTGATTCTTGAGTCGGCGTTGTTGTAGCCGCAATAGTTTCTCCCGGAGTCTCTGGTACACCAGTTGAGTATTCGTCATCAACAATATCCTCACCATAAGATGCAGTAGGGACTGTGCCGGGGCGATATCTAGGGTCTCCTTGATTTACATAGTCAGCAGATGTATCTGCCCTCGGAGATGACACAGCCATTGCCGCATCTGTTCTTGGGTCGGTAGATTTAAATTCAGATCCAAGTAAACTGTCCACACCGCTAGCAGTTCTTGTTTGTGTGCCCGTTGTTTTAGGACGAAGAACCTCTCCTGTCCCACCGAGAAGACTGGTTAATTCTGACAGTGAAGCAGGAATTGCTTTGATTGAGTCAACAAACTTTTGATTCTCTCTTCCGGCAAAATCTAAAATACCTTGCCCTGCGCTGGCTGCATCTGAAACTGCATCTGAAACTGCATCTCCCGGCATACGAGCAAGCTGATTCGCGCTGGTTGATATAAAGTCCATTGTAGGAGACTCTGCTCTTTTTGTAGCTAAAGAACCCAAAGCTTCACGGGCCGCGTTCCGAACATTTGTGGACAAGCGCGTATCGGCAAAAATGTTCTGCAAGGTTCCCTTGTCACCTTGCTGTGCTAACTGAGCAATAGACTGAATGTACTGCGCGTCTTGACTGTTCATGCCGCCGTTAGCACGGCGTTGCACCGTATCTACCATCTCAGGCGAAGAAGCAAGAATACCAGCAGGCTGGTTCGCATTCATAACTTTGTTGAACATTTTACGCCGTAATACTTCGTTCATTACTATGCCCCCGAAAAGTTAAACAGATTTCCAAATCCTCCGGTCTGACCAGCGGCACCTAGACCCGCGATCCCAAGACCTAGAAGCTGGGACCCAAGACTTGGGCCAGCAGCAGTGGTTTGCTGAACTGTGCCTTGCAGCGCCGGAACACCTCGGAAGATGTCAGACATAAAGCCGACTTGCTGGAATGGAAGCGCCTGCTTTGCAAGGAGGTTGGCTCTATCAATGTCAAGAGCGGCCTGCTCTTGTCTTTGCTGTAGGCTACCGATACCCATTAATGTATTAACGTCTTGAACACCCATAGCTTGCTGTGCCTGACCCAGAGCGCCTTGCAATTGAGCCGCCTGCTGTGCCGCCTGCTGTGCCTGACTAAATCCTGCCTGACGTAACTGACCTGCAGAACGTGCCTGCTGTTCTAATGTTTTGCCTGCCAACCCAGCCTGTGCAACACCAAAACGAGAACCACCGAAGGCACCAGACGCAACGCCTTGACCACCCAACTGACCTTGAGCAATTTGTCCCTGCTCACCAATGTCTGAAAGGGTTTGCTGTACAACTTGATTTTCGTAAGGATTGAAGAACTGAGACACACCTTCAGGAGAAGCATACTGCTGTGCTCTATCCATGTAAGGCTGATACCCGCCAATGCCTGACATGGCTGTTTCAATAGCGGCCTGCTGTCCACCAGACAGACCAGCTAGTTTCTGTTTAGCAAATGGCTGGGGTGTTTTTCCTAAAGCTTTTGCCTGTGCAAAAATATCCTTCAGGTATTGTTCCTGAAAGGGCGCTAGTCTTGCTACTTGTTCTACTGTTTGTGTTGCCATTATGCTGTCGCCTCTAGGTCTGCCATCATATCATATAAACGAGCCGCCCCGATATCTCTATCTCCGCCGCCTGCTCCTCTTACTGATTTTGCTGTCAATACAAACTCACCGTCTGACAGTCTTGCAGGAACTGAATCTGATGTTCCATGTCCTGGGCCGTCTACTTCACCGCCGCCAATGTGCTCACCGCCTGCGGCGTAACCTCTGATAGGGTCGTACTCTCCACCCGCAGCCCTTGTTCTTTTTTCGTACTTCTGAAGGTCAAGTATTTCTTGGTTATACTTATCCATGTCGGCAGGGCTGTTTATATTATACTCTTTATTAGATGCTGGGCCAACTACTTTACCTCTAGCCTGTCCTTCGTAACTATCATCGAACAAAGAACTTGCTGTAACTTCTTCTTCTTTTGGACCAAGCCCACCAGCAAGGGCCAAGGCCCCAGCACCTAGAGACCCGTACTTTAGTAAGTCAGAGTCGAACAAAGATCCAAGGCCCGTGGACCCAGTACCTTCAGGCATGCCTCCACCGATAGTGTTAACTACATTTCGACTGGTGTCACCCAGACCGAACATAGATGTTTGCGTACCTTTGCTTGTGTAACTTGGCAAGAACTTTCCCGGTCCTGTGCCCATGCCTTTGCCGAACCCTGCAGCCTGCCCCATACTACCTACGCCATAACCCATAGCAGCATTCACTAATGCATCATTGACTGATTTACCTGCGGCAAGGGACCCAAGCCCTGAACCAATAGCCGCTCCCGTTGGGCCACCTATTGCGAACCCTGCTACTCCAGCAATTGTCGGAAGCGCTTCTTTGAATTTTTTAAATAATCCCATTAGGTAACAACCTTTACAGTACCACTATCATTATACAGCGCCCCCGCCTCAAGTCCAGTCGCGGAAGTTGGCAGATTAGTTAGCGTAATCGTTGTCCCCCGTATACTTCCAGGGTTTCTTTCCTGTGAAATAAACAACTCTAACGCACGAAGTAAGTCAGCCATATATGACCTTGAATACTGGTCGGGGGCTTCTGGAAGTCTTGGTGGCGCAATCTGGTTACTGGACATTAGCGCCTCCCATCTTGACGAAGGTCTATGCGCGGACTACCTAGCTTCCATTTTGAACCTAGCGCCTCAGATTCTACACGAAGTGCGAAAGAACGTCCACGAACTCTCAGAAATAGTTGGTCTGTATACTCTTCAACAGGACTTTCTTGTGTTCTAATTGCATCTGATGAGGAAGTGTTATTGAAGTTAGCGCCCGGAAAATTACGAGCTTTCAAAGTAAATGTAGCCTGCGGAGAGCTAAGTGCTGTAGAGCCAGTGAAAGTTAAATCCGGTACAAGTCTTCTTATATAAGAGAAGTGATCCCCGTCACCTATGTCCATTGAGGCAGACTCAATAAACGAGTTCATAGGAGCACCGTCATCATCATACCCAAGCTCATGGTTGTATAAATAACCACCGCCTGTAGATAGAGGGTAGGTCCGAGTACCACGGTCCAACCACGCAGTTCTTGCAAGCGAACCAAAAGTCCACACCTTTTCAAGGTAGTTGTATGTAACGTACTTGTTGTTTTCTTCAGAGTCAGCAGAGGGGTAGAACCATGTTACTTCGCTGAACTCAGAGTTAATACCAGAAGTAACCTTTTGTATCTGAGATAGGTTGAAGTCTCCAAATACCTTGTTCTTTACAGTACATGGTAGCTGTGCAGTCTGCCCAGCATAGACGAAGAAGGAATCAATACCCATCCAGAAGACAAAATCTTCAGAAGCCGCCGCCGCGTTAGCACTAGCAATGGTGATACCAGAAGCAAGCTGTTGGATACCAAAGGTGAATGGAGGACCAATAAAGCGCATACTATGTAGTGCAGTATCCGTCCATACCAGTATCTCACGCTTTGTTTCTACAGCCTGTATAAAGGTAGACCCTGCGCCAAGACGTAAATCACCCGCCGTGTTGGTTGCTAAAGGATACCACTGCAGAGGATCTTCTTGGTCAGCGAAACGGATTAGTAAAGGATCTTGCACACCAGTCCCATTTATATCATTGACCCCACCAATAGGATCAGCACCAAATGCAATCACATGTCTATCTTGGTCTGAGACCAAAACCTGTTTTGCAATTGTAGGTATGCTTGTCTTTGTGCCAGCCTTAGTATTAAGAGCCACGGCCCGTGAGCTTGTACCTGTGGTTCTGTCCCAGTAAAACAAACCTGCATTACGAGGATTGATAATTAAGTCTTCACCAAAGTTATCTTGTGAATAGGTTCTAAGTTCTACTTCTGTTGTCAAACCGCCTGAAGCCGCTATGCCCCAACCGAAAAAGTCATTGTCAACTTCTTCGTTACCCACCGCCAATGACACAACAGAGCCACTGACATGAGACGCCGCCACTGTGCCTGACTGAGCTCGTGTACATCCTGTTAACGTATTTGTTGACACACCACCAACAAGGATAAGCTCTTCGTCAATAAGTATTGTGTCACCTGCTACTATGCCTGTAGCGCTGGTGATATCAATATCTGTTTCAGAGTTATCAATTGCCTCGGCAGCAGTAGTGCTAAGAGCAGCGTTTGTAGTCCCGCCCCAAAGACCAGCACCCCAACCAACACCGCCAACTGTTGTATCTAATCCAACATTTAATTGATAGTCTGCTATTGTTGGGTGGCTAAGAGAAGCTACAGTTATTGTGCAGTTATTGCCGGGAGTGGCCCCGCCTAAACTGGCTCCTGGAATAGTTATCGTGTCATTTATAGCATAACCAAGACCGATTAAAACAACCGAGTCTACGATGTACGCCCCTGAACCGTTCCTTGTAATATCAAAACTTGCGCCACTACCACTTCCGCTTGTGGCTGATTGAGTTACGTTGGAGTATGTTACAGATGTAAGCCCAGTTACAGTGAGGACAATATCATTAGCAGGGCTTGTTCCATTCAAGCTGGTACCTGCAATAGTTACTGTGTCATTAATAGCATAGCCACTACCAATTGTGGTGACGGCTACGGTATAGTTTCCTAACCCGTCAGAAATAACTGTGAACTTAGCCCCACTACCACTTCCGCTTGTGGCACTTTGGTCTACGTCATTATATAGTTCCGCCGTAGTATCAGCCGAACTTGCTGAAAGCCTTACAACTGTAAGAACAAGATCGTTAGCAGGACTTGACCCACCGATGCCAGTGCCAGCAATAGTCACTGTGTCTCCAACAGCATAGCCTGAACCTACTGTTGTAATTAGAACAGAGTAGCCACCTTCTCCATCTGTTCCCACAGTAAATGCAGCGCCTGACCCACTTCCGCTTGTAGCAGTCTGCGCCTCACCTGTGTGTGAAGCTTCTCCCACCGAAGAACCCTGAAGGCCAGTAATTGTAAGTGTTAGGTCATTTGTTTCCTTAACCCCACCAATGTTCTGTCCCTCAATAAGAATTGTATCTCCAACAGCATAGCCTGATCCAAGCGATGTTGCTGTTACTGTGTAGTCCCCAGAGCTTGCCACAACTGTAAACTCAGCGCTTGTACCAGTGCCGCTTGAGCTTGTTTGAACAACAGCAGTTGTAGTATCACTTCCTGTGGATGCTCCTGAAATGGTAAATGTACCAATACCTGTACCACTAGGATTCAGGAAGGACACAAGGCCAAGTCCAGTGCCTATCGCTGCTTTAGACGCAGTACCAATACCAGTTGAAGCCACCGCCGTGCCGGCAGAAGTAACTGTACCAACACCGTCACCGCCAGCACCTGTGTCTCCGCCGATAGAGCTTACTGTAATAGTTAAATTATTTGCTGGAGTTGCACCACCTAATTTAGCGCCCACGATGGTTATAGTGTTTGTAGCAGCATAATTAATACCGATAGAAGTTACTTCATTTACAGTATAGTTTCCAGAGCCGTCCGAAGTAATTGTAAATACAGCGCCCGTGCCAATTCCGTTTGTTGCATCTTGCGTTATGCCTGTAAAAGTCGCTGCTCCTGTAGATGTGCCAGACACACTTGTGCTAACCACACCTGTCAAGCTAGCAGTGGCACCAACAGTTATCTCGTAAGAGTTTGAATCTACTACACCTGTTATCTGGTGTTCTTTATTAAGTATCGGGGCGGTGATATTTCCACCCAGTCCTTGAGCACCCCTGAATGTTACAAAGTCCCCTTCGTTAGAACCATTATTTGCATCAGTAACAGTTATTATTGCCGAACCGTTCGTTGCCGCAAAAGTTACTTCGCCTAAAGAAGTTGTAGACCGGATAGGAGTAATGTCGTTAAAAGACTGCCCCTCTTCAATATAGTATTTAAGGTTAGTGCCAATTCCCAAGTAGTTAGCGCCATCCAGTGCAACCCAGTTATGAAGAGAACGAGCAGTGCCAAGATATGTAGAGCTAGAATATTTCTCCCAGCCCCCAATCTTTTCAGGATACCCTAAACGGAATCTTACCTTGTCACAATCGCGCCACCCACCTTCATTAGTGTATGAGGTTAAGTCACGATTTATGCCCGGTCTAAACTGTAACTTAGTTAGCGGCATTTTTAGTAATACTCCTCGACTATAACAATGCCGGAACCACCAGCGCCGCCGTTTCTACTGGTACTGATATTATTCTGAACACCACAGCCACCGCTACCCTGTGTACCTGTTCGACCATTACCACTGGTTGCATTGAGTGCTGCCCGGCCACCAGATAAAAGACTGCTACCAGAAACCCTACCGACAGCAGGATAGCCTCTTATATTAATCTTCCCACCAGAACCAGTGCCACCGTCTGCGGCACCACCGTCGCCGCCGCCAGAGCTTCCACCACCGCCAGCGCCGCCACTTGCGCTACAATAGCTACCAAATGAGGATGTCCCACCAGAAGAACCGGGTTGCCCAATTTGACTTTGAGTATTGCCGCCATTGCCGCCACTACCTATCGTAACAGCAACAGAGGAAACACTTGAAACATCAATATACTCAATCGCAGCACCGCCACCGCCGCCACCACCAGACAGGCCGCTTTCTCCAGAGGTCAGATAAAGGCCACCGCCACCGCCACCACCGCCAACAACAGTTACTTTAATTTTTCTACAACCGGAAGGTCTGTTCCAAGTTCCATTACTGGTAAATTTTTGTATTGTGGGTGTGCCGGGAGTAAGTGTGCTGGCATCTGTGTAGCTAAAGCTGCCGTCTCCATCGCTAGTAACTAACTGACCAGATGTGCCGTTACCAGAAATGTTAATGGCAGCAGCACCAACTGAATTATCTGCTATTGCATCCGCACCAACAGCATCATCAGCAATCAAATCTGCAGTAATGGCATCGTCTGCTATGGATGCAGTTACAACAGCATCGTCAGCAATAGCGGCAGTAACGATTGCATCATCAGCAATCTTGTCCGCAGTAACAGCATCATCAGCAATAGAGCTTGTGCCAATGCTGCCTGCAGAAGCAATAGGTTTAATCTCTCTAACATTTGCATTGTCACCTGCACCGTCGGCATAAATAATAGCCTGAGTACCGGCAACCACTGTTACATTAGTGCCTGTGCCTGTGCCCTGTGTAAACGTAAGACTCTGATTTGTTTCATTAGAAACAAAGTAAAGTTTTTCCATGCTGTTCGGGGCAATAGTGACAGTTACAGTGCCGGAGGTGGTGTTAATAAATCTAAGAACCTTATTTAGGCCATTAGTGCTTTCTCCCGGAGTAAAAACGCCATTCGTGGTTGTTAAAGTGTATGCAGAGAGACCGGTAACACTTTTTTCAACCACACCATTTAAAGCTGTGTCAATCATATTGAAGTTACGATTGGAGGTTGTTCCCCAAGTACCGGCTTGTTCGCCGGTACCAATCAACTCTATACCTGTATTTGATGTATATGTACTAGCCATTTAAACTACCTTCTCTGTCCACTGGTCTATTGTACCACCAGCATCTATTTGTGTCCATGTATCACCCGTGTGAACTATCTGCGTCCAAGACTCTGGGTTAGCTCCTGCATTTATAGACTCCCACAACAACCCGCCAGCAGATGTTTGCGTAAAGTTAAAGGACATACTGGCGGTGCCTAAAAAACGAAAACCGCCAAGCGCTGACAAGGTAAAATCAGCCAGCATACCAGAAACACCTGAAATAAGCAGTCCGCCATTTGATGTTTGTGTGAAGCTAAAGGCCATTGGGACAGCTTCATTTCTTATTCTGTTCTCAGTCGTTGTCTGTGTGAAGCTAAAGTCTTGCGTGGATCCTGTTAGTTGAACTCTTGTTCCTACGGAGTCTTGTGTAAAGTTTGCATCCTGAGTAGAGGTGCCAACAAAAATACCATTAGCCGCCGCTGTTTCAGTAAAGCTGGATATTTGAGTAGAGACACCTTCAAAAACCTCAACGCCAACGGCGGTCTGCGTGAAGTTCGCATCCATAGTTTGTGAGGCAGATGCTATGCGGATTGACGCCGCTGTTTCAGTAAAGCTGGATATAATATCTGTAGTACCTGCAAGAATGCCTACACCGATAGAAGCCTTACTCGATGTTCCTATCATGTCGGCTTCACCAGAAGCTATAAAGATAGCAGGAGTTGTCTGCGTAAAGCTTGCGTCCATAGTCTGCGCGGCAGGAAGAACAATCCCCTGCGTGGCTATTGGCTGCTCAGATATGGACGAGACAGCAAACATCAATCAGCATCCGCAATGGTCAACGTGCCATCGGCTACCTGACGCATGATTTCTGCGTAGTGTCGATTATTTAGTTCATCAACATTAACGTGCATTGTGACACCATCTAAGACAAACTCAATACAGACGTTCTCGCCTTCTTCCGCAAGATACTTTGCGCTGGTAATTCCTTCTTCATTCATATCTATAACTCCGCATCTACTTGATACATAAATCCAACCCCCGCCGCTGACGAAGAGTAAATTCTTACGTTTATCCTATTCTCAAGCCCCCTAGCCACGTTTAGGGTAATATTGTCGGTCCTGGCTCCACCTCCACTAAATTTGCTGACCTTGCCAGATGTTCCAGCGTTGTCATAAAAAGTAATTGTAGGATTTGCTCTCAATTGAACTGGAAGCACAACAAATGCACCCGCAATTAAGGTCGTTGCTGTACCAAAAGAGAATTGAAGTTCGTGATTAGAGGCTGTTGCAGAACCGGGTGCAACGCTGTAATGAAAAGATTTTTGATAATACCGCTGGCACTTCTGCAAAGTTTCCGCAAAACTTTCGTGTTCAAACGGCGTGGCTACATCGCCTACCTCAAGCTGGATGCCTGTGATGTAGAAGTCACCTGTCTGAGCCGCAAAATTTACTTGGTCAGAAAATGCGTAATCATCTGTTTCAACGAAAGCACCCCAGCCAGTGTGCGGCGTTCCTGTCCAATTAGTACCAGCGGCAAGAACCCAAGTCACCTGCAAACCTGCACCATTGTCATTATTTATTGTTCCAGCAGTGTCGCCATCAATTGCAACAGTCACAAATTCCCAAGCATTTGCTGAAGAAATTGTAAAACTTTGTAAGTTTGACCTAACACCATCCGCAGAATAAAACATTACGCTGTATTTTCCAGCAAGGCTACTCCGCACCCAGAAAGAAAGCGTCAGTGATTTCGCTGATGAAGTGCCGTAAGCTAGATGTTGTAAATTCTGAGCCTCGATGAATTGCCTTATTATAAATAGTTCATTGGCATCCAAAGTTGTTTCTTGTGTGGTTACTGCTACTTTTAGGCTATTTGAAAAACCCTCTCCGCTTGGCACAGTTGTAGACTGGGATTGAGTTACGCCAAGCTGGTCAAAGTTTAAAAAGTCCACTTTATATCTGTCTACTGAATGATAACCTGATGATGTGCTACTCGTTCCCCTCTGTGCAACAGCCATTGCACCATTAATAATCAGGTTCTTATCACCCTGCGCCTGACCTGAACCAATCAGTGCGGCTAGTTCTGCGGCTTTACTCATTATGCTAGGTCTCCTGATATTTGAAAGCAACTTTTGTCATAATCTGTGAGTGCCACACTTCTAGTGTCGCAAGTAACAAATTCTGTCTGTGATGTCGTGTAGGTATCACCTAAATTAGCAGTCATACCACCCGCCCTATTTGCCATAACCGCACCTGTTGTAGAGTAATTTGCATTACCCATATTCGTTGTTCTTGTCGTCACAAAGTTGCCTGTACCACTATCCGAAATTGAACTGCAATTAAAACTGCCAGCGTATGATGTTGTGCTAATCTGCGTAACATTGCCATAAGCCTTCGCACTACCACCCGCCACAAAGCTAGTAGCAATGCTGTTGTTCCCAGCGGCATCCTTCAGGGTGTTTACTC